CTTCTGTTGATGACTTTGCTTAACCATCGCTTATGAGCTTTGGCTGACATCGTCGGCTAGTCCCCTTTAGCAAGGGAACCGTCATCAATTGTCCTTTCGGACAGCCCTCTGTGGGTGGCGTCCGCCAACCACACGATCAGGAGGGGGTATCATGAATAGGTCAAAAGAATTCGGTAATGGCAATAAGGGACCGTTATATTGGAGTCGTCAGTGGAACGTATCGAAAGATCACGTTCTGCCGAAGCCTTTTATCTACCAGTCCTGCAGAGCCACACCCGGTTCTTCCTATTCACGATCGGGCGAGTACGGCAACACTTGGGGTCTTCCTTTAACGGATAACCTCAAGTTCCTTGTCGAAACTAATGCCCGTGCTGCAGCTGCCGAGCAGGTAGCTGAAGCGCCTAATCTTCTATTGAATATTGCTGAAAAGCAACAGTCAATAGATCTTGTCGCATCGTCTATCATTAGCTTTGCGGCGTCGCTTGAACAGCTTCGTCGTGGCGATATGACAGCGATTCGCGCCACGTGGAACAGCAGGAAGAAATTCCTGCCGGATACGTGGTTAAAGATCCACTTTGGGGTGGAACCCTTAGTGGCGGATGCGTACGCAGTGGCTAGCCTTATGAGCCAACCATTGAAGACCCATTACATCAATGTCACCAAAAGTGGCAGAGAGTCGGGAGCTGTGCTCTCGGGGTCTGCAAAGAGGCGGTGGGATACCACCTACTCGGTACGCGTCAGGGGAGCGGTGGCTGTTTCCAACCCCAATCTCTTCCTGGCATCCAGGCTCGGTTTGATCAACCCAGCCGTTATTGCATGGGAACGTGTTCCGTTCTCTTTCGTCATTGACTGGTTCTCGACCTTCGGGTCGGTGCTAGCCTCGTGGACTGACTTCGTTGGTTTAGATACCAGCTTAGTCTCATCTACGCTTATGACGAAATGCAATATGAGAGAGTGGATAGACTACGGGATTGGCCCGACTGGCTACTATGGTGGACCCTCTTACGAGAAGTTCAAACTAGTACGCCAGCCTGGCCTCCCTCCGGCCCACGTCGTGGGCCGCCGAGTTGATCGGCTATCCCTCACCCGCGGGACGACAGCCGTCGCCCTGCTTCTGCAACAACTCAACAAGGCATAACGCCTGTCAAGGAGCCATTATGGCACAAGCAGCAAATATCGTGGTCAAGAAGAATGATGGCACGACGGACGTCACCTTTTCGGTGATGGCCCCGGCTAGTGGTGACACCACCCCAGCCGTGTTTCGCAACACCGCCGTAGGTTCGGCACCCGGTCACCAACCGGAATACCGAATCTCGGCTCAGTGGAACGGTCCTAAGACCGCCCGCAAAATCCGCGAAACTTTCGTTTACCCCGTTGTAGAGACGATCAATGGTTCGCCGGTTATTACTAACCGGCTGATCAAAGACGTCACCTACACCATTGCCCAAGCCGCGCCCCAGGTCGACATCAACGAGTTTATCTCGCAAAGTGCCAACCTGAGCGTCAATTCGGCTGTGGTGAAGGATTCGATCAAGAACGGCTTCGCGCCTACTTGATCTACTAAAACGGAGACCATCATGCTTCCATGTGACTTGGAGTATGTCCTGCGTCCTCTTACGAGGCGCAGCCGTACGCACCCTTCGATTGAGGCCGCTAGGCGACTTCTTTCGAGTGGTGACGTCATGGGCCTTTCGGCCCTCTCACAAGAACCTGCATCCTTTGAGTGCGCTCTCGATTATTTCGAGTTCGCTTCACTCCGCGATATACTGCGGAAGTGCGAAGGGCTCCTCCCGGAGTCCCAACTCAATGCGAAGGCCGAAGAGGCCTTCTTTGAATGCGAAAGACAGTGCTTCCAAACTAATTATCGCCTTAACCGGGTGGAGGATTCTTCACCCATTTGGCGGTTCATAGATCACGCTCGTTGCGTGGTCGCTAGTGTCCTCGGCCCAATGCCGAAACAACTAGTCGGAAAGCACGGTCCTGGTTCGACGTACGGAACTCCGTCAGCACGTTCCACGATCGCTGACAAATTCTCGTCATCCCCTACACTGACGCCGTGGGCGACGCGCTTCTTACCTGACTGGTCTCAGACCAGCTGGGCGAGAACGTACCGTCAACTGCATCAGGACGTCGACTGTGTGCCTGGGAATCGATTCACATCGGTCCCGAAAGATTCACTTAAGAATCGCGGCATTTGCATAGAACCGTCGATCAACGTCTTTTACCAACTCGGCTTCGGGTCGGCTATACGCCGGCGCTTGGCTCGCTTAGGAATTGACCTCGATCATGGACAAGACGTCCATAGGTTACGTGCATGCGCGGCATCCCTATCAGGGAGCCATGCAACAATCGACCTTAGTAACGCAAGTGACACTGTGTGTTACGAGCTTGTTCGTTTGCTTCTGCCTCAAGACTGGTTCATCCATCTTGATTCCCTTCGTTCTTCCAAGACCCTCATAAGGGGTCGCTGGCATTACTTAGAGAAATTCTCCTCAATGGGGAATGGCTTCACATTCGAACTCGAGACGCTCATCTTCTACGCTCTTGTGCGTTCCGCACTCGAGTTAGCAGACATCCCCGCAGACGATATCCTTGTCTACGGTGATGACATCATTATCCCTTCCCAGGGGTATGATGAAGTTGTGGCAGCTCTCTCGTACTTCGGTTTCACCACTAACTCACGGAAGTCCTTTTCAAAGGGACCTTTTCGTGAGTCCTGTGGCGGGGATTTCTTCAGAGGCGTGGACGTTCGTCCATACTTCCTAAAGGAGATTCCCGATGAACCGTCGAAGTGGATTGCGTTTGCTAACGGACTTAGGGCACTTTTTACAAAGTTCCCTAGTGATCATCCTTTTTACAGGGATGTTCACCTTAGTTGGTTACGCTGTTTACAGCGTATACCAGCTAATATCCGTCGGCTACGCGGCCCTGTGGAACTAGGCGACATCGTTATTCACGATGACCTAGTTCACTGGACCATGAAGATCGAAAACTCGATCCGCCTTGTGCGGACCTGGCAGCCGATCCCACGCCACACGTCTTGGAGTCACTTTAACTCCGAGGTTGTGTACACCTGCGGTCTCTACGGACTTCGGATTTCCCCTCGCGGCATCACGCAACGAGGGGCCG